ATGTGAGTATTGAGTGTATCCATCCGAACAACCAACAATCTGATATGGTTTTTCGAACAGGAGCAACAGATACCACTTCATTTGGAACGGAAAGAATGCGCATTGATACTACAGGTAATGTTGGTATTGGAACTACGTCACCCGTAAATAAATTACACGTAAGTGGGTCATCGACTAATTTACCGCTAAAATTAGAGGGTTTAACAAGTAACGCAACTGGTTACTTTTTAACAGTTGACAATACTACCGGTGTCGTATATAAATCAACTAGTGGTGCAAATGGCACTAGTGGTACAAACGGAGGATCTGGAACCAGTGGTACCAGTGGTACCAGTGGTGCAAATGGAAGTAGTGGATCAAGCGGAAGTAGTGGTTCGACAGGATCTCCTGGAACTAGTGGTACCAGTGGTGCAAATGGAAGTAATGGATCAAGCGGAAGTAGTGGTTCGACAGGATCTCCTGGAACCAGTGGTACTAGTGGTACAACAAGCATAAAAGCTTGGGTACATTTTGATGGAACTGGTACATCTGGTACAAGTGGTATATCACCAAACGCTTCAAACAACGTAAGTAGTATAACAGACAATGGTACTGGTGATTATACTATTAATTTTTCAAGTGCATTTGCCAATGCATTTTATGTTGTTTCGGGTACAGTTACATATGATTATGAAAATCCTGGAACATCTATAAATAACATGTTTATAGCAGTACCTAGAAGACCCACTGCGCAAGCGGCGGGTAGTTGTAGAATTGTTACGCCCGGGTATGATAACGTTTTATATGACTGTAAATATGTTAGAGTATCATTCTCAAATTAAAATAACTAATATACTTGACTTTATGTTTTATATTAAGTATAAGCAAAGCTAGCGCTTGTTGCATTGTTATGTGAATGTTATTAAATTTTAATTAATAAATTATATAACTGTTAAAATTAAAACTAAGCGCTTAAGGTGCTACTATTTATTATAAATGATTATTAATAAGCATAAAATATATTTGGATATGGATGGCGTAATAAGTGATTGGGAATCACAGTTTAAGCGCTATAGCGGTGGTGTGCCTGTAGAAACTTATGATGTTGAACACGGTAAGAAGAATAGATTTAAGTTTGTAGATAAAAACTGTCCTGAATATTATGCTACAATGCCTTGGATGAAAGATGGCAAATTGCTTTATAATTTTGTTTCACATTTGCCTGTAGAAATATTAAGTCATGCGCCTACCAAGTTATCTTATATTGGTAAAAAGCAATGGTTGGCTAATAATAAGATAGATATTAAAGCTAATTTGGTACCGCATAGAAACTTAAAAGCGAAGTTTGCAACTGTTGATAGTATCTTGATAGATGACCGAGAAGATAATATAAATGATTTTATTAATGCTGGCGGTAAAGCAATATTGCATAAAAATGCTATAGATACTATCAATCAACTAAAAGAAATGTTGGGTATCAAAGAAAAACATAGAATTTATAATAGTATTTTAAATCCTGAAATTTGGGCAACTGAAGATGTAATAAAGACTGAAGTGCTAAATAAACTATTAACCATTGCCAATACTTTCTATAAAGATACTGATTTGAATGTACCCCTTGAAGATGTTTATTTTCTTGGTAGTACCGCTGGGTATAATTGGACACCAACTAGCGATATAGATTTGCATTTGATTGTAGATTTTTCTAAAATTGATGATAATAAAGAACTTGTTAAGAATTATGTAGATGGATTAAAGAGCAAATGGAACGAATCACACGATATTAGAATTGGCAATCATCCGGTAGAAGTTTATATTCAAGATATTAGTGAAGTCAATAGAAGTCAAGCTGTATATAGTTTGATGAAAAATCACTGGGTAAAAAAACCAAAAGTTGAAGATATACAGATAGATAAAGCTGCTATTTCGAAGAAATACAAAGAATATGTAACATTTATTAATACTGCTATAAAAGAACAAGATTTGGATAAATTAAAGCGGTTGGTAAAGCGGTTATATGAAATGCGTCAAGCTGGATTGGATAAGAGTGGGGAGTATAGTACAGAGAACTTGGTATTCAAACTTTTGAGATCCACTGGGTACGTTAATCAACTAAAAGATACTATAACCAATATTACAGATAAAAATTTGAGTAAATGATAAAAAACTTTATATAAAAGTAAATCATTTAATATTTATATTCAAGAACAATAAGGTAAAAATATGGCAGAACTACTAAATCCAAGTGAAATTTTCTCTACTAACTTTGAACCAAAGGTAAAGAACCGTTTTATTCTTTACGTTGACGGTATTCCTTCATTTATCATCAAAAAGGTAAATAGACCAAAATTAACACAAGCTAAAAAAGAACTTGATCACATCAACATAAAAACCTATTACAAGGGTAAAAGCGTTTGGGACGAAATTACAATGGAACTTTATGATCCAATCGTACCAAGTGGCGCTCAAGCTGTAATGGAATGGGTGCGTTTGCACCACGAATCTGTAACTGGGCGTGATGGTTATCAAGACTTTTACAAGAAAGATTTGACCATCAACGTTCTTGGTCCAGTTGGTGACAAAGTAGAAGAATGGAAGTTGGTGGGTGCATTCATCGTAAGCGCCGATTTCCAAGAAATGGATTGGAGCGATGATGGTGCTGCTCAAATGATATCATTGAATGTAGCATACGACTACGCAATTCTTCAGTATTAATATTACAATCTGGTTGTTTTAGATTTTATAAATCAACTTTTATTTTCATAATCCTTCTAACTAAAATTAGAAGGATTTTTATTGATTTTAATTTAAAATGGTTCATACTTATTGTGGTCACACGAAATACGAGTGGATAAAAACAGAATAACATATTTATTAACATATGCAACTTAATAAAAAAACATTCGTAATATTTCCTGGAAGATTTCACCCATGGCATAACGGTCACAAAAGTGTATATAATTATTTAAGCACCAAATTTGGTGGTAATGATGTATACGTAACCACAACGGGGGTAATTGAATTGCCAAAGTCGCCTTTTTCATTTGACGAGAAAAGAGAAATGATGATGGCAACTGGCATACCAGCCAACAAAATACTAAATGTAAAGAACAACTACAACTTGCAAAGTGTATCAAATCAGATACCAATCAATATTGAACGTGATAGTATTATTTTTGCGGTTAGTCAAAAGGATATGGCTGAAGATCCAAGATTCAAGAGTTTTGTTAAAAAAGACGGATCTCCTTCATATTTACAACCAATGCCAAAAAACGAAAGTAAATTGGAACCTGCAATTAAACACGGTTACTTAATTACAGTACCAACAACAGATTTTACAGTATTAGGATTACCCGCAAGAAGTGCAAGTCAATTAAGATCACAATACTCGACGCTAAATACTGAGCAACAAATAGCATTTATTATGGATTTATTCGGAAGTTACAATCCAAAGATACATCGTATATTAAACAACAAGTTGGGTAATACCAGTGGTAAATTGACTGAAAAGCAAAAGAAGTTATTAAAGAAGTTGATTGTGGGTATGCTAAGAGAGGACTTGTCAAACAACGATTTCAATAATTCTAAAACACACTATATTGGTATAAAACCAAATGTAGTAAAAAGTATTTATAACATATTAAAACCTATGAATGAAGTAAAGAGACAAAAGTTAAAAGACATTATTAAACGAATAATTAAAGAAGAAGATGGGTTCATGAATGCTTTGATTGGACCAGAATCCGATTTCAAGAATACACTTAATAAAATTAATTCCAGAGCTGGTATTTTAGCAAAAGCTGCTCAAAAAGCTGCTCAAGACGCTAAAGCTGATGTTGGTGATACAAATAAATAAAATAACATAAAAGTTATATAAAGATCTATATATTGTTATAAAGTTATGAGCGATGAAATCATTATACAAAAATTAAAGCAACAACACACTTCTACTGCTACGACAACTGTAAGTTCATATCCAGCTGAAACCATAGAATTGCCATCGAAAGGTTATTTTTATGAAGACGCTAATCCATTGAGTCGTGGTAGTCTTGAATTGAAGATGATGACGGCTAGAGAAGAAGATATTTTAACCAATGAAAATTTCATCAAAAATGGTACTGTATTGGATAAACTACTCGAAAGTTTGATTGTTACACCAGGTGTAAAAATACAAGATTTGTTGATGGTGGATAAAAATGCTTTGTTTATTGCAGCGAGAAGATTGGCGTATGGTGATAAATATGGACCTGTGAAGATTAACTGTAAAAGTTGTGGTACCGAAAATAAAACATTTATTGATTTAAGCACATTAAATGAAAAAGATATCGACTTTAATAAGTTTCAAAAAGGTACCAATGAATTTGAGTTTGAGTTTCCGTATTGCAAGAGACGAATTACATTTAAATTGGTAACAAGTGGTGATCAAGAAAGTATTGATCGTGACATAAAAGCGTTAACTAAGATTAAAAAGCAAGCGAGCGCTGAAGTTACAACTCGTTTTAAAAAACTCATTGTTAGTATTGATGGTAAGACTGATATTGCTGCTATCAACAAATTTGTGGATAACGAGTTGTTATCAAAAGACAGTATGGCATTAAGAGCCTATATTAAAACAATTGCGCCTGAATTGGATATGGGATTTGATTTTGTATGTGAACACTGTGGTGAGGTGGAAAGGATGGATGTACCGATGACGGTACAGTTTTTTTGGCCTGAATCCTGAATATAAGGTTCAAGTTCACAAACAAATATTTGAATTGAGTTACTTCTCGCAAGGAGCAGTAAATGTACAAATTGCTTATACTTTACCAGTATTTTTGCGCAATTTTTATTATGCTCAGTTGGCTGAAATAAAGAACAGAGAAAGTGATAGTTACAAAGAACCTGTTAAAAAGAGTGGTAAAGTAGACAAGCCTTTTTAGTGTAAAATGATAGTGTTGCCATATTTATATATTATATGGCAGCACAACCATTTGATAAAGAAACAATAGATAAAATAACATCGGCGTTTAATAACTTAAACTCCGAAACTACTAAGACATTATCTCAACTTGAAGCGAGTGTTGAGGCTGAGAAACAAATGGTTGATATAGCTAAGCAACTCGGTCAAGTATATAAAACACAACAAGATAAGCTTAACGATCAGTTAAAAGGAAAAAATTTACAAGAAAAATTACAAGAAAAACTAAAAAATTCCGAAAAGGAATTAGCAGACTTTGCGCAGGCGCGAATCAATAGTTTTCTTAAAATAAACAGTTTACAAGAAGAATTAAATGCCACTAGTGCACAACTTCTTATAGAACAAAATAAAGACCCGCATAGTGATAAGGTTAAAGAATTACTTAATACGATTCAATCAAAAGATAAAGAGTTAAATTTAGAACAAGATTTATTATCTAAAAGTGGAGAAATAAATAACTTTTTACAAATAAAAAATGATTTGTTAAAACTGGGAAATAAGTTATTGGAAATATACAATAACTTATTAGATAAAGCTAAAAAAGGGTTAGACATGATGGTTCAGTCTGCCAATAGTTTAATGACTAAATTAAACATGCCCACTACAGTGTTCGGTACTTTTGAAAAAATACTCAACATATTTAATCAAATTGATACAGCAGCAACGAACATAAGACAAAAATTTGGATTACTATCAAGTCAAGGTGAAATTTTCGAAAAAAATATACGTGAAGCTTCAATTGAATTAGCATCATTTGGAATTACGGCTGAAGAATTAGGCGGTACAATGAAATCGATAGGTTCTACTTTTACAAGTTTGCAATCTATGGAAAAGGGATTAGTAAAAGATGTTTCATTAATGTCTGCACAGTTTGGAGTATCGGCTGATACCAGTGTTAAATTTTTACAAACTTTAGGCGGTGTATCTGGTAAAAGTGCAATTGCAAAACAGAATATGTTAGGATTGGCAAAATTTGCTGCAAATGCTTATGGTGTTGGATTGGATGATGTCATGGGTGATGTTGCAAATGCATCAGATGAAGCCAGAATGTTTGCTGGTAAAAATGCAGATGAAATGGTCAGAGCCGCTGCTCAAGCCAGACAGATGGGCACCACACTCGACAATATGGCTAGAACCGCAAAAGGCCTTCTTGACTTTGAAAGTAGTATTCAGTCGGAGCTAAAAGCTAGTGCTTTAATTGGTAAAAATATTAATTTTAATGAAGCTCGTAGATTAGCATTTCAAGGTAAAATCGCTGAATCTAATAAAGTGATATTGGATCAGGCTAAAAAAATTAAATTTAACCAATTGAATCCTATTGCGCAAGAAGCATTCGCAAAAGCGGCCGGTAAGAGTGTAAAAGAATTGCAAGATATGTTAAACGCTGAAGAAAACTTAAACGCCGCTTTAAAATCAAAAGATCCAATGGTTAAAGCCGAAGCTGAAAAAAGAAAAAAGATGTCGGAAATGATGCAAAAAGACCCAATAGCTGCTAAAAAAGCAGCGCAGGCTGAATACGAAAAGGGTTTGATTCAAGAGAAAAATCAAACAAGAATGAAACAGTTGCAAAATGAAATTAATGCAATTTTTATGGAGTTTATAGGCCCAATACTAGAAGGAATAGGGCCAATATTTACTGACATATTAAAGTATATAAGAGATAACCGTGACTCTATTAAATCGTTTACAATAGAAGTTGGTAAGTTATTTTTGGCATTTAAAAGTTTAGAAATAATATCAAAATTATCAGGTATAATTGGTAAATTAATTTCCGGCGTAGGGTCATTTGTAAAATTAACATCATCTTTGTCTGGTGGTTTACTTAAGGCGACAGGTTTTATGATTGGTTTGGCAAAAAATGTGAATCCGATTGTAATCTCAATGACATCTGTAACAGCACAAACACAAAAATTTGCGTCTCTATTACAATCTGCTTCTACTAAAGTCAAAGGATTTGGTAGTGGTTTTCAAAATATTTCAAAATTTATTGGAGCAGGAGCGTCACAAGTTCAAAAACTTTCAACAGTTTTCAGTAAAATTAAATTTAATTTGCCGGTCGGAAAAATTGCAAATGTATTTTCAAACGTGTTCACAAAGGTGGGTGGATCAGTGAAGAAAATAGGGAGTTTAGTAGGCGGAGTATTTGGTAAACTTGGCTCAGGAGTTGGAATTTTCTCAAAACTAGGACCATTGTTTGGCGCCGTTAGTAAATTTTTAGGGCCAATTGGCATCGTTATATCTACAATTCAAGCTGGTATAGCCTTTTTCAAGGCGTTTAGTGAAACTACAGGTACTACAAGTCAAAAAGCTGTGGCTGGTTTAAAAGCCGTAGTAAATGTTTTGGTTATAGAACCGTTAAAAATGATTTGGGATTTTATTAAAAAAATACCAACGTTTCTCGCCGAGGTAGACTTCGGTGCAATATATAAAGACGTAACTACATATTTGTTGGATGCATTGACAAGCTTGCCTGAAAAAATAGAAGAACTTTTCAGCGGCGAAGGTGGGGGGGGTATTGATTGGGGAAATATATTTTATAACATAGGAAATCTTTTTTTTCAAATGTTTATGTTTAGTGCAATAAAACTGCCTATTGCAATGTCTACGTTAGTAGTAAAATTAGGAGTATTAATTGTCAAGGGAATTGGCTCGTTAGTACTAAACCTAGGAATATTAATTCTTAAAGGAATTGCTTCGATAGGAATGTCTCTTTTAGAATTAATAATGTGGCCATTTAAAAAGGCTTTAAAATGGGTAGAGGAACAGTGGGGTGGTAAATCTCCATCGAAAATTGGTTTAGCAATCGTCGATGGTATTAAATCTGTAGTGGATATGTTATTTGATTTAATCACATATCCATTTAAAAAAGCAGCTGAAATTATCCCGGAAATGATTAATATTTTAAAAACAACATTTGTTGACGCTTTTAAATCTATAGTTGATGTGTTATTTGACTTGATTACGTATCCATTTGAAAAAGCGTTTCAACTAATAAAGTCTACTGTATCGGAAGTTGGATCCGTTCTAAAAGATACATTCAGTGGCGCTTTTACATTTATTATTAATGCGCTTGAAAAAGTATTGGAGAAGTTAAAAGGAGTAGGTGAATTTATAACCGGTTTAGTAGGAAACGGATTTAAATTTGTTGGTAAAATACTTGGTGTTACTGATGAACCTACTGATAAATCTACGAAAGTTGATGAAAAATATAAACAACAAGGTTTACAAACTGATTCTATTATTAATGCAATCGTAAGTTCAAACAAAGCGGTGGTTGAAAAACTAGATAAACTAACATCGATGATGGCATCTGGTCAAATTGCTGTGTATATTGACGGTCAACGTGCAAATCAACTATTGGCAACAAGTAATTCAAAATTTGGTTCATTTGGTCAAGCAACAACCAATTAATCTAATATTTATAATTAATGGCAAATAGTAATACATATTATAGCGCAATAGGCAATGACGGTGCGCAGGTTACCACACTTTCTAATATACAAGGTGCTGGTTTATCTTTACCGTCAAATACTGAACAGTATATAAATCTAAGAGCGCCAGGCAAATTAGAAACACTGTTTAATGCTAATAATAACAGTGAAGTACTGTATAGCAAAAATAAACCCACCGATTTATATACAAAAGGATTATTAAGCAGCGAATTAGCACCTCCGTTTTACGCAAATCCAAATCAAGGTCAAAAGCAAAAAATAAATACAAGTAGATCTTTTCCAATAGAATCTGCTTTGAGAGATGGAACTCGTATAAGAAGGTTTTTAGGTTCGGGTAAAGGTGGAACTTTTTTGACAAAACAAATATTATTACAAGGTTTTGCCTCGTTTGACGAAACAAAGATATACAATCCAGCTAGTCCACTTTTAGCAGCAGTTAGATTATCTACATTTGGCGCATTAGAACGACCAACTAGATTTATAGACAGCAGTAATATAGTTGGTGGATTGATGGGTGCGGCTGGTATTGGTGGCATAACCAAAGCTATTGGTGGTTTATTTGGTGCTACTGAAGGAAATCCGTCTCCACCAAGAAGTAGTGTGGCTAGTGCAGCTAGTGAACCAAAAAGTGGTTTAGGAGGATTTTTTAATTTCACAGGATTACTTGGGGGTGGAGATAAAGCTGACAAAGTAATGCCTATTACGGGAAGAGACGGTGTAAAAGGATTATTAAGAGGTAATACTGCTACAGCTGCATATAAAAGCAAACGTTATAGTAGTTTAATGAGCGGCGGATCTGGTAAAGGCGGTTTCTTCAGCAATATATTAAAAGCAGCGGGATCATTTTTAAAGAATAATACAATACTTGGGGGACTACTTCCACCAACACAACCAATTGCTGGTTTAAACTATCGTGCGGATGAAGACACATATGATTTAATGCTTAATACCAATAGATGGAGTAATGCTATTACGCACGATACATCTAGTGGAAAAAAAAGTACGAATCTGAATGTAGGCATAAATCAGGGTAACAATTTATTGTATACTGGTACTCAACCAAAAAGTAAAGGTGGCTTTATTGGTGGGTTATTAAAAGCTATAGGTTTACAAAAAATAACAGGTGGAAACAGCAGTGGTACGAGTGGGATGAGATTTTTTGCAACACCGTTACCAAACATAGTATCTAAAAGACTTAGACTATATGTACAGAGTAACAAAGACAAAAGAAATAATAGCTTTTTATCTGTTACGTATTCCACCACCCCAGGAGTTGGTAAGTTAACCGATACCTATACTATAGAAAACGTAGAAATAAGTTCTGTAGATGGAGCTAATACAAATAGATATGGTGATTTAGTAAAGATAGATGGAGATGTAGAGTACAGCGATCAACTGCTGAATTACAAACAATATTCAGATCCAAAATTATCTCAAAATTATGCACGTACTTATTCTGATAAGACAGACTTAATAACCAAACAACTAGAACAAACATTTGAAGACGCTAAAAAAGACATAGTTGGGGCCAATGGACAAAAGTATGATTATACGATGGCACTTGGCAAACCACAACAATTTTTAACAGATGATATTGGTTTTAATTATTTATCAAAAGTTAAATCGGTACGTGATAACACAGCAGGATCTAATAACCCAAACAAATACACATATGAAGGTCGAATTAGAGAAAACCAAACAACAATAGGTATTCCAACCAGATTAGGTAAAATAAAGGGTAAAGACAGATTTATTAGACCAACGAATGATGTAGACTATATCAACGGTCTGGGTGTTTTAAACCCAGATGAATTTAATGAAAAATATGACAATCAATTTAATGGTCTTGGTCCTGATTTTGTAAAATTTTATTTTTATGACATTGTAAACAACAGATTTATTCCATTTTCCGCTACGGTTAAAAGTATAGCAGAAAACAACATTGCAACTTGGGAACCAATAGACTACTTGGGTCGTGCTGATAAACTATATTATTATAAAGGTTTTACGAGAGATTGTAATTTTAACTTTAAAGTTGTTGCTCATTCGGTGAAAGAACTAATGCCAATGTGGCAAAGAGTAAACTATTTGGTTGGATTAACCAGACCGGCTAATTACACATCAACAGTTAATGGTGGATTTATCGTACCACCTATGGTACAATTTACATTAGGAGATTTTTACAAGAACCATTTTGTTACAATTAATTCTTGCAATATTACTATCCCAGAAGATGCAAGTTGGGAATTATTAAATGAGAGTTTTATTAAAAATAACGATTGGAACTTTAATCTTGGTAGAATATATAAAAATATGAGTGGTAAGGTTGCTCAATTTCCTAGAGAGGTAGAAATTAATATAAATATGTTTATAATGGAAAAAGACAGACCAAAAACAGGTAGAGCTATTTGGGGAAATGCTCCTGTATCAACTATTACTCAAACTGAAATTGGAGAAACCGCGACAGTTTCTGCTTTTGGTACAACGGATGTTTATGGAGATAAAGATTATAGCAATCCAAGCAAAAATGTATTTTCTACAAATATGAGATATGATGTTGATGTACAAGGAGTATAATGAGATATCAATTTACACCAACTGAAAAAAGATATGATGGTAAAATGGTTTTTAAAACCACGTATTATCCAAATATACCTGAATCTGAAGACGATTTGTACATAACGGTTTCAAATGAAGACTATTTAGATGCTTTGTCAAAAAAGTATTACGGTGATGAAATGTATTGGTGGATAATTGCACTCGCCAACAATATATCAGATGGAAAGTTATCGGTTAATGCTGATAAACAACTCAGAATTCCGGGAAATTTACCAACCATATTACAGAATTTAAAACAAGCTAATAGTTAAGTTATATGTCACAAGAATTTGAAATCGCAGAAGAACCTAGATGGTGGGAAGTCCAGAATATTCCTGTAGCACTCATTCGTGAGCTGAGACGTAGAAAAAACTCAAACAACGTGGGTTTTAATTATCCATCATCTGGAGATCCAAGTGGAGTTGTATATGATTTTTTTAATAAACATCCTAACTATAAAGGTCCAATATCTCCGTGGGTAAGAGTATTTTCAAATGGAACAGGTATGGCAGGAAATGGTCTTGTTCCTAAAAGTTCAATTTTAAACAAAAATGGAAATGATGTTGCTTATGATGGATTTTTGTTTATACCAGGAAATGGATTTTATGAGGGATATGGATTTAAGCAAGACGGCAACATATTAAAACAAGATAAAGCTGTAATAGGATATGAAGCGAGTGGCAATCCACACTACATAGATTTGTCATACAGATCTCAATTTTCTTATAAGTGGCCTAGTACGTTTATAAAAAACAACAAAACAATAGCTAGCGTACAAAAATCAGAAGTATCTTCGATTTTACCACCTCCTAATTTAGAAAGCATTGAAATAAAAACAAGCAAAGATATGTTAGCTTTCGCTACCATAAAATTTAAATGTTATGGAATGGGGCAATTGGAATATTTAGCTCCATTTTTTCTTACGCCGAGAATAAACGTATTTGTGGAAATAGGATGGAATCTATTTAATATAAATTCATTAATAGATTTAGCAGATAAAAACGAATGTTGGTCTTTGATCCAAACTCCGCAGAAAACTGTAGATAAATGGTATCAATCATATGGCAACTATGGTTGTATAACAGGAATTATCACCAAATATAATTTTTCCACTCAAGACGGTACAATATACGATTGTAGTGTGGAACTAACTTCTAGACAGGCTTTATTTGCTGGTATGCCTGCAGAAAATAATGTAAGCACAACGGTTGAATCTAAAACAGATTCAAATGGTAAAGAAGTACCAACTGTAACGAAGGAATATACAGGCTTAAAAACATTTTTAAAAACTGGTTTGCCTAAACTAAAACAAGTTATAATTGATAGAAAAAACTTTATGGAATATATCGCTACAAACGGTATAGGAAATTCAGAAGATTACGAAAATTCTATAAATACTGATTTTATAAAACAACAGAGTTTTTATGACGGCAAAGTGGAAAATAGAATTTTTATTGGAAGAACAGATGCGCCTAATGTGTATAAAAAACCATCTGTGCCTGTCGGCGAAGAAAGTATAACTTATAAGTCTCCCACGAAGTCAGATGAATTTAACGAATGGGATTTTAAAAATTTATCATATAAAGATGATCGATGTGATTTTGATACCAAGGGTGACGATGAAGTTTGGATGCAGTTAGACTTTTTATTTGAAGTAGCCAATAGATTTTGTACGGTTGCATCAAATAAAACATTTACAATTGACGTTGATAAAATAATAAATGCACACCCTAATTTGATAAGTTGTGATCCACACGTATTGATACCAAACGGAGTTGCGCCTAAGTTTAATATTGGAAAGAAATTGCCGGATGAAAGTTATTTAAACACAATTCGTAATAATAAATTAGATCCAAATGCTCAATCTCAGATTGATAGTCAAATTAAATCTGGTGGTTATTTAAAGAACGGCGATTCAAATCAAAACGACTTTTTAAAATCAAAATATGATTTAGAAGTTACAGATATAAATGACGAGTTGTACAAAGCTGCTAAAAAAGTTGAAACAGTATTTAAAACAGCAGGTGCATACAGAGACAATTTAGATACTGTAATAAATAGATTGTATTATGATATAGGCGCATTGAGTGAGGACAGTCCGTCTGACAATATATCATTTCCGTTTATATATGATAAAGACGTTGAAATAAAAGGAGAATCGGTTGTATTGACAGATCCACAAAAGACAAGACCTTCTACAATAAAAAGATCTTATAAAAAATTAAGATATGGGAATTTAAAAAACATTTATATAAGTAAAACCAAAGTATTGGAGATTATAGATAATAAAGAAATAGAAACTTGGCAACAATTCGCAAATTCTATTTTGAATGTTATAAATGAAGCTTCAAATAATTTTTGGAAGTTTCAAATCTCTCAAGACGATTTGGGTGGGTTAACTATTCTAGATAACAACTATGTCGATTTAGGTGATAAAGCTCCTAGTTTAAAACAAGTATATGTTTTTGATATTGGAGGAACAGATTCTTGTATTAAAAACATCAGTTTAGATACTTCGTTGACCAACGAACAAGCAACGTTGACTTTATTTCAAGCTGGTATAAATAAGTCAGAAGACTCAAAGACAACGATGAGTGCTAAAAATTCAAGTATACCGGCGACAAATTTTATAGACAGATTGGATGAGTTCAACAAAGAAGAAACCGAAACCGGAGAAAGCAATACGGTACCTTCACAAGAAGAAATTACAGTAGATAAAAACGAACTAATATCTTCGATACAAACACACGGATTTGTTGATAAGGTATTGAATATGACATTTGCTTATGTTAAACCAGGTGAAAATCCAAATGACGCTGAAAAAAATTATAAACAACTCAATTTATCCACTGACTTAAAAGATAAGTTGGGTCAAATAATAGATGATCAAGATACCGAATATAATTTGCCATTATATAGTGGCATATCACCTAATTTTTCTCTTACAGTAACATTTGATGGTATATTTGGATTTAGAATGTTTCAACATTTTGGAATTTCAAATTTTCCAAAACCATATATACCTGAGAATGTCATATTTATGATAACAGATGTCACCCACTATGTTACTCCAGGAAATGGAAAATGGGAAACAGTCGTGGGTTGTTTAGCTAGATGTGTAGCTGACCAAGATATTGAATTAATACCAGTATGATAACAAAAGATACGGATATTATAACAAAAAATAAATTAAACTTTGGTAATTTTAACCTAAATTTACCAAATACATTTTTACCTAAACCAATTGATAGAGATTACAAAATCGGTTATATAGAACGATATGTGGTAACAAAAATAAATTACAGCGAGATAACCGAAGTTTCGGGTGATGTTTATAAGAAAATAGACTCTAATTTTTTCAAAAAAGTCAAATTCAAATGGAAAATCACAGGTGTATTAAACAGCAAATTTGATGGAAAAATGTTATTGGAACAAGGTGTAATTGAATTTAACAAAAAACAAATAGAAGAAATAAATTTGATTATAAATGGTGCAAATAATGTTTTTAAAAATTACACACAGTTTTATAAACAAACAAATTGACTTCTGATTTTTTTTGTTTTACACTTGTTAAGTGGTAAAATATTCTAAAATTTATTTAAAATTAATAACAAGGCACAACAATCATCACAATGTTTGTAATGAGGTCATAGCCGTGTTTATTTATAATATTATTGATGGTACTAAACAATATTATAATTTTAAGCACGAAGATTTGCCTATAAATTGTACATTTGAATATTTCAAACAAACTCTTCTAGAACATAATCCTATTGTTTATGTAAATAATAAAAAAACCAATAAGTATTGGTTAAATGAACTCAATTTGATTGATACCAATTTGTTCGGTTTTCTAGAAAACAATGAGATTCTTGAAGAAATAAACAATACCACCGTTGACTTTATTAAGTACGGACATCAAAATCTTAACAACTTTAATCTTGTACTGCCCTATGCAATACACCAACAAGTATTTGATGGCGAGGTTGAACAAATATTAGACTTATTAGAGAAATCAACGGATAGTTATTGTTTTAAATTTTTCAATAACGTTATAACAGATACACTCTACGAAGTAGAAAAGAATGGTATTAAAATAGACGAAGATACATTCAAACATCATTTTAAATCCAAAACTTATGATGGGTTTGTTTATACCAACTATAACATATATAATCCCACAGGCAGACCAAGTAATTCATACGATGGCATAAATTATGTAGCTTTGAAAAAGGATGATGGGTCAAGAGCTAGCTTTGTGTCGAGATATGAAAATGGACATCTTATGATGGTAGACTTTACAGGTTTCCACCCGTATATAGTAGCTAATTTAATAAAATACGAAGTGCCTCATAACGAAACTATCTACGAACACTTAGCGAAGTATTATTATAATACTGATGTTATTACGTCTGAATTGATATCAAAAGCGAAGAAATTAACGATGGTGAATTTATATGGTCAGATAAATGACCAATATATTAACATAGAATATTTTGAAAAAACAGAAAAACTCAAAAATTTTTACTGGGATAAATTTGTTAAAAATGAATATGTAACTACTCCTATTTACAAACGAAAAATCACAAACAAACATATAGTAGATGCAAATAAAAACAAATTGTTTGCTTATATTATTCAAGCTACAGAAACTGAATATGGTATGGATAGATTACAGGCTTGTTTGAAATTTACCAAAACCAAAGAAATACTACCTATATTGTATAATTACGACGCTATATTATTTGATGTAGGTAATGTAGATCAAAGTGTAATTGTAGATTTGATTGAAATAATCAAGAATAAACGGTTTAAGGTTAAGGTATATAAAGGAAATAATTACGATGATTTGAAATTAGTGACATTATAAATATATTTATATGTATATTTATAATAGATGAACTTTAAATCAATAATAAACGATATTTGTTGTGACAAGCGTATAAAAAGTGGTGTTCTTGACCTTAAGAATGCCGAACATGTTTTTGTAGTACAAGAATATTTAGTAAACGACGGATATAATATAGACGAGGTGGTTGATAAAACTGCTTCTTTATTTGAAGCGGGTAGATTTCCAGAAAGACAAGCATATAATAAAGATGGTATACTTGTTACATTTCCAAACAAATCGTACAGAGATAGAGCGGTTAATAAAGGAACTCATTTTGCTGAAAATCCTAAAAAGGATAAACCTAACATTTTCGTAAAAGACGGAGAAAAAACTTCAAATCAACAACAGTCGGATAGTGAGCCTGCTACACTGGATCAAGCCGTAAACAAAGATTTTGTTGACTCAGATAGAGAAGATCCCGATCAAAAAAGAACACCTTCTGAAAAAATCGCAGATGCTCAAGTTGTACAATCTATATTAATCGGTCAAACACCATTGGTAAATTATAGTGTTGATGAAGCTAAAAAGTTTGGCTTCTATAAAAAGGGGTATAAGTGGTATGATACAAACGGTCAGTATATTGGCGAACAAGTATACGATGAATCTTTAAAAAACACGCTGATTAGGAAATCCTTAAAAGAAGCATCTGTTCCTAAATATAGCAATGAGTATTTTACAATTGCAAAAGATTTTTTGTTTTATGAACCAGTAGCCGGAACAGACGATGCTGGAAAAACGATACCCCCAGAACTTTATTTCCAAAAAGTTTTTGAAACGACAAATTTTAACACATTTAAGTTTCCAAGAGGAAGAGATATACAGTTTACACTTGTTGATTTTGACAAATATTTATCTACAAATAATGTAAATTTAGTGCCTGCTTCTACATATGTAAAAATTAGAAGTTTATCAGATGAGCGTTTGATTCAATATAAGAAGAACGACGTACAAACAATCGCTGTATTATCTACACTATACAAAAAATATAAAAACAAGTTTGTTTCTAAATCAAATAGTGATATGGATAAATCGTGTCCTGCTAGAGAAATGGAGAACTATATAGGCGAAGAATTTAATAGTCCAGAAGGATCAAAAAACGCAGTTGCTAAAAAGATAGCTGATAAATTAAAGACTGGTAAATATAAAGAAATTAGTGCGCCGGTTAAAGCTATAGAAATATTAGGTTCTACGGGATGTAAATTATCGGAAGAGTTTGCGGGTATATCCAAGATATCTAAAACAGATTTAATTATTAATGGCAACATAAAATGTAGTGCAAAGAAAGCCGGTGGAGCACAAATAGCATCTTCACAACACAAAGAACTAACCACAGTAATTTCTGCGGTATTAAAAGACTTTCCGGATATTAAAAATAAGATAGTAGCAAACATTACAGAAACACTCGCTCATTTGATGGAGAAATCGTTTTATTATAAACATGCAGATGTTATTAATAAAAATTTGACCACATTATCAACCACTAGTGATCAAAAGAAAACTAAAGAAGCTGTAAATAACTTAATATCATTGATTAAAAGTCCAGATGCGGTCAATGATATTAAAATAGAAGAAAAAGAAATGCATCAGATGTTGGGTGAATTAAATAAAATTTTTACCGAAGATAAATACAAAAAAGCATTGTTGAGAGAATTCTCTACTGGTGAAAAAAGATTTGCTGCTGGAGAAAAATGTGTAGCAGATCATATTATGACTTGGGATTGCCAAGGAGATTGCTTAATTTACACAGTAGACGAATTCATCGACGACAACTTTAATAAAATTAAATTCGGTGTACGTGATAGAGGAAATGAACGAGGTGGATCACTTAGAATTGGTATTCTAAAAGAACAATACGACGAAACAGATTATCTTTTATTAGAAAATCAAATAATCGAAGAAAGTTTAATGTCGTTTATTAACAATTTAGGAGTCGAATTTAAAAATGTAGTACAAAACAGTTTGGATTTTGTTAAAAATCTATCTACATCCGCTAAGAGTGCATTAAATGTGTTTTATAACAAAATAAAAGACTTTTTCAAACAAATGGTTATAAAAATATCAATTACTGTTAAACAAATTTTAGATAAGGGATTTGAATATTTTGCAAATTATTTTGATATGGAACCTGAAATTGACGGCAAATTTGAATTTGAAATACCATGATACAAAAACAACTGCTTTGTACATTTTCAAATAGTAGTCAATACACTACTATATTAAATGAAATACCACAACAATATAATTTGGTTGATAACAAAATCTTTATATTTGCTAACGAAAACAATCTACGAGAATTGTATTTGACTTTTAATGTAGAAAAACGTGAACAAAATAATCGTTATAAAGGTACTATAAGCGTACATCGTAAGAAACAAACAAATACATTATATACACTGAACGCAATGAATAAGCTTATTGAGGACGAGAATAATGGTGTATTTGATAAAAGTTTTCAATTAAATTGGGATTTATATAAAAACTCAATTATATTAACCAATGAAATTGGAGTGAAAATAGTTCCATTAAAATTATTTTCTATTTTTGAAGTTTGATATTTATTTATAACTTGATTTTGATCTGCACCTAGTGTAGACTTGATTTCAAGTTGGTTATAAATTGTGAGTCGAGTGGCTCATAAAATAATTAACTAATTAACAATTAAAAAATTAAATAAATTATGGCATTAGACATTAGTAAACTAAAAAATCGTTTGAGCTCTCTTTCAAACACAAATCAAAAATCCAACTTGATTTGGAAACCAAAGCCTGGTAAACAAGTGGTTCGTATCGTTCCCTATAAGTATTCTCCTGAGAACCCCTTCATCGAACTAAAGTTCCATTATAACATCAATAACAAGACTTATCTATCTCCTGATAGTTTTGGTCGTCCCGATCCTATTGTAGAATTTGCAAATCGTTTGAAAAAAACTGGTTCTAAAGAAGATTGGCAGATGGGTCGTAAGATGGAACCAAAGATGCGTACATTTGCTCCGGTAATTGTGCGAGGTGAAGAACTGGAAGGAGTTAAGTTTTGGGGATTTGGTAAACAAGTTTATCAAGAACTTCTAAGCATCATCAGTGATCCTGATTTCGGTGACATTACAGATCTAACCAGTGGTCGTGACATTGTTGTAGAGTTCAAGACAGCTGAAGGCGGTGCTAGTTTCCCAGAAACCAGCATTCGTGTAAAACCAAATATAAGTGTAGCTATCGATCCAAAGAATACTCAACTACTTGAAGCTCTAAAGTGTCAAATTAACATTTTGGATCTATTCCCAGAATTTTCTTATGACGAACTTAAGGAAGTAATGGATAAGTGGTTAAATCCTGAAACTGCTGCAGATGCATCTGTTCTAACAGAAGCAGCTACTTCAGTAGATGATGATGAACCATCATTTACTCCAACTGTTAAAGTTCCGACATCTTTAGCAACAGTTTCACCAACTGCTGCTAAAGCAAAGGGTAAAGATAGTGTAGAACAAGCATTTGATGACTTGTTTAACTCCTAAAAAATAAAAATAAGCCGGTGGAGTTTTTATACCCCACCGGCTTTCTAGTTATATACAATATGGCAAAAAAGACAACAGAAAAAGACGATCTGCTAGAAAGATTGGCAGACGAACTCAACAAATCTAATAAAGAAGGCGGCAAAGTTGCATTCTTTTTGGATGAACAAGAGGATCCATCATCTATTAGTGATTGGATAAGCACAGGTTCATCAATGCTAGATTTAGCGATCAGTAATCGTCCACATGGCGGTTTGCCAGTAGGACGTATCGTTGAACTAACAGGCCTTGAAGGTACTGGAAAAAGTTTGGTTTGCGCACACATTGTTGCAGAAACACAAAGAAAAGGTGGTAAAGCACTTTTCATTGATACAGAAAATTCTGAATCCAGAGAATTCTGGAAGAGTCTTGGAGTTGATTTAGCTAAAAATAAATTGATGTATTCTCAGTGTGAAACTGTTGAGGATATATTTTCTATCATGGAAAAAGCAATTACCTTTATTCGTAAGGAGCATCCAGAATTGCTATTAACAATTATTGTTGATTCTGTAGCAGCAGCATCAACAAAGGCTGAACTAGAAAGTGACCATGGTAAAGATGGTTACGCAACTGGTAAGTCGATTATTATTAGCAAGGCAATGCGTAAGATTACCAATATGATTGGTCGTCAGAAAGTATTGTTGATCTTTACAAACCAACTACGTCAGAATCTAAATGCTATGGCATATGGTGACAAGTATGTAGTTAGTGGTGGTAAAGCTCTTGCTTATCATTGCAGTGTTCGTGTGCGTCTTAACAATACAGGCAAACTAAAGAAGGGAGAAACGGTTATTGGTAATGAATGTAAAGCAGTTGTTATCAAAAATCGTATGGGCCCACCACATCGTCAGGCAGCTTTTGATATCTATTTTGATAGCGGAATTGCTGACTTTAGTAGTTGGATTAAGGTAATGAAAGAAAATAGCCTTATCAGACAAGGTGGTGCTTATTACACATATAAAAAAGACGATGGTACTGAATGGAAGTTTCAATCCAAAGACTTCATTTCAACATTACAATCTGATGCAAAACTAAAAGAAGAAATTTACTTGAAGATTTGCGATGCTGTAGTAATGAAATATAAAGACCCAAATAGTCAAATTGTCGAAGATGCTCAGGTATCTACAGATGAAGGCGAAGCTGGCGAAGAAGAATGAGTGGATTTACTTCCAATGAAAAACGCAGGTTGTTCTCCCTTTTTGAGAACATAAAGGAGGGTGTTGGAGATAGTGGCATTCAAAAAACCACAAACTCCGACATCCTCCTTGTCGATGGATTGAATACATTTATTCGTTCATTTATGGCAGTGCCATCTATGAATGACGATGGAATGCATACCGGAGGAATTGCTGGGTTTCTTAAAAGCGTTGGGTATGCTATTAAACTAATCAATCCAACTAGAGTTATTATTGTATTCGATGGTAGCGGCGGATCACAAAAACGTCGTAAGATATATCCAGAATACAAAAAAGGTCGTAAAACCAAAGTAAAGTTCAATAGAACATATGAAGATTTAAGTTCTTCGGAATTGGAACAGAAAAACCTTCAAATAGAACTAATGCGATTGGTGAATTATCTCGACGTATTGCCTGTGACTGTAATGGCTATAGACAATATTGAAGCGGATGATACAATTGCATATCTATCCGAAGAAACATTCAAGGATAGTAATGTGACCATCATGTCTACAGACAAAGACTTTTTACAACTAGCTAGTGATAGAGTAAAAATTTGGAGTCCTGTAAAGAAGAAAATATTCGGGTGCAAAGAGATTGTAGACGAATATGGTATTACATGTAACAATTTTATATACTACAGAATTCTAGAAGGTGATGTTAGCGATAATATTCCTGGTGTAGATGGTGTTGGTATTAAGAGAGTATTACAGGCATATCCATTTCTTGGTGAAGATAAACAAGTAACATTACAAGAAATTTATAACTATTCTGAAAACTATAAGGGTAAGTATAAAATCTACGAACGGGTACTGGATAACAAACTTTTAATTGAACGTAATTACGAATTAATGCAGCTGCATAACACACAGATACAGTCTTTCACACAACTACGTGTAGAAGAAATTATTAATGCCCCAATAAAGAAGATTAACAAAATTAGCTTCTCTAAGTTAATTACAGAAGATAAAATGTGGAACAACATTCCAAATTATCACATTTGGTTAAATCAGTGTTTCGGTAAGTTAAACAGTTTCGTAGAATAAAAAATATCGGTTAATAAAAGTTGAGTTACATCAAAACGGTGATATAGTAGTATTATCCTATGGAAAACAAAAAAGCAATTGATTCATTAATTAAGTATGGTCGGGATTTTCAACTCAAGTGCATTTCATGCCTAATATCAGATCGTTCGTTTATTGAACGTATTAATGATATTATTGAAGTGGAGTTCTTCGAAAGCGATGCTAATAAATGGATTCTAAAAGAAAGTTTGGCATATTTTAACGAATATAAAGATTTGCCTACATTAACAGTATTCAAAATTAAAATTGATACTGTATCAGACGATGTTCTTAAAAAGAGTATCGTAGACAATTTAAAGTTAATTTATCAAAAGGTAAATGACAATGATTTAAAGTTTGTAAAAGAACAGTTTCTAGAATTCTGCAAGAACCAGAAGTTGAAGAATGCTATTATGGAAAGTGCCGATCTACTTGAGATCGGTCAATATGATAAGATTAAACACGTTGTGGATCAGGCTATGAAAGCCGGTATGGAACGTAATATCGGACATGATTATACTGAAGACGTTGAAAAACGTATGAGTGTTATGAGTCGTAATTGTATTAAAACCAACTGGACTGAAATTGATACCATTATGGATGGTGGTCTTGGACCCGGTGAACTTGGTATTATTACAGCTTGTGCTGGTAGCGGCAAATGTATAGGTCCGAACACAGAAATTGAAATTGAATATCATGAATTCGGAATAGAAACTACGAGTTCTTCGGGTAAAATATTTGTATTATGGATTAATCCATTTGAAAAATACAAAATAGATGAAACTGAATTATTTGGATGGCAAGTAGAAAATATTTTTTATGAAATTAAAAAAATAAAAAATGTTATTTAAATAAACATACAAATTGTTACTGGTTTGTATAGAAAAAATTAAAAAGTTTTATGAGATTACTAATTAAAAATGTTCGTGAAAAGATTAAAGTCAAAGATTTGTTTAATAGATTAAATATTAAAAATGAAGAAAATGCTATTGAACAGTTAAAATTTCCGTTGAGAGTAAATACTCCGTTTGGTTTCAAAAAAATAGTAACGGCGTTTCGAACGGAAAATCAAAAAACAATAACTTCATATTTTGGAAACAATAAAACACTGAAAACATCGGGAAAACATAGATTAAAAGTTAATGGTTCCTGGAAATATGTTGAAGATATAAGTGTAGGTGAATTAGTTGAAACTGAAACTGGTTTATCAAAATTGATTTCAAAAAAAGAAGGAAAGGAAGAGATATTGTATGATATTTCTGTTGAAGAAGTACATTGCTATTATAGCAACGGTATTCTTTCTCACAATTCTTGGGTACTATCTAAGTTGGGTGCTGAAGCTATGAAACAAGGTAAGAATGTAGTACATTTTACTCTAGAGCTAAATGAAAACTATGTTGGTCTACGTTATGATAGTTGTTTTACTGGAATTGATTTCCAAAACATTCGCAATAACGTAGATATCGTAAAACAGAAGATCGCTGAGGTAACTGGTAAGTTAAAAATTAAATACTTCCCAATCAAAACAGTTAGCGCATATAGTCTAAAGTCTCATTGTGAACGATTGGCCGTATTAGGTACTAAAGTAGATATGATTATTGTTGACTATGCTGATATTCTAAGGCCGTCACAAAGTGAACGTAATAGTAATAGCTATAGTGAAGCTGGCGGTATCTATGAAGAACTACGTGGTGTAGCTGGTGAATTACAAGTTCCTATTTGGAGTGCTTCACAGAGTAATCGTGCTGCTATGGATGAAGATATTATTCAGGCTAACAACATCGCTGATAGTTATCGTAAGATTATGACAGCTGATTTCGTTATGTCACTAAGTCGTAAGGTTAACGATAAACAAGCAAATACTGCAAGATTCCATGTAATTAAGAATCGTTTCGGACCAGATGGTTTGACATTTCCTGCTAAGATGAATGCTGGTTGTGGTCAAATTGAAATTTATAGTGAGAATTCCAAGGAAGGTATGGGTATTCTTAATGAGATGATGGATGGTGAAAATCAAGTTAAGAAAGCACTTAAGTCCAAGTGGAATGTTCACAATAGCGATGATGACGAATAATTTATAGTGTGTGAGAATAAAAAAGCATAAAAAAAATTACTAAAAAAGTTACAATCTAAACACTAAATGAACTATCCAAAAGATAGTTATTTTTTACCTGTATGAATAAAGAAATTTTTATAAAGAAGAGAAATGGTAACACCGAGAAATTCAACGCAGACAAGATCAACAAGATCTTACAATGGGCTACAGAGGATATAAAAGGAGTTGGTTTTGAAGAAGTTGCAATGAATGCACATTTGTCATTCTTCGATGGTATGACTTCTAAGGATATACATTCAATGTTGATTGAGGCTTCGGCTAATCTTATTACAGAGGAAAAGCCTAACTATCAATATGTAGCCTCACGTTTGTTAAACTATCAGTTGAGAAAGAATGTCTGGGGAGGTAAGAATCCACCCAAACTATATGATCTAGTTAAATTAAATATTGACGCTTTGGTTTATGATGACAATATTCTCAATTGGTATAGTAAACAAGAGTTTGATAAGTTAGATGAATTTCTAAAGCATGATCGTGATTTTAATTTCACTTATGCTGGTATCAAACAATTGTGTGATAAGTACTTGGTACAAAATCGTATTACTAAAACCATCTATGAAACTCCACAGTTTGCATATATGCTTATTGCCATGACTTTCTTTAAAGATTATAAAGAAAAGAGACTAGATTATGTCAAGAAGGCTTACAACTATTTTAGTAAGCATAAGATTAATCTACCAACGCCTATTATGGCGGGTGTAAGAACTCCTATGAAGAGTTATGCTAGCTGTTCACTATTTAGTGTAGACGACGATCTACGTAGTATTTTCAGCAACAATAGTGCTGTAGGATTTGCTACTGCTAGTCGTTATGGTATCGGATTGAATCTATCCAGACTACGTGCTACTAACGCACCAATTCGTAATGGCGAAGTTGTACATACAGGTCCAATTCCATTCAGTAAGGCATTTGAATCAACCGTAAAGAGTTGTCATCAAAATGGAATTAGAGGGGGCAGTGCCACCGTCAACTTCGCTTGGTTTCATTATGATATTCTTGATATTCTTGTATTGAAGAACAATCAAGGTACTGATGACAATCGTGTACGTAAACTAGATTATTGTATTGGTTTAGATAAACTAATCTTTGAACGATTTATTAAGAATCAAGATGTAACACTATTCAGTTATCACGAATGTGCTTCCCTTTGGAATACTTTCGGTATGGAAGGATTCAAAGAAAAGTATGAAAAGGCTGAGACTAATAAGAACATCAAATTCAAAAAGAAAGTACCGGCTAGAGAATTGATAGGACTACTTGCTAAAGAACGTCTTGAAACCGGACGTATTTATACAATGTTTGTTGATCATGCCAATGAACACGGTAGTTGGTTGGATCAAGTAGATACAAGCAATCTATGCCTTGAAGTCAATCATCCATTAACTCCAATTTATGATGTTAATGATTCAAATGGTGAAATTGGTGTATGTGTATTAGCAGCACTAAATTGGTTGGAGATCAAAGATGACGATGAAATGGCAAGTGTTTGTGATATTATTGTCAGAATGTTGGATGCTTTGATTGATCATCAAGAATATTTTGTACCAGCCGCAAAGAATTTTGCTACTAAACGTCGTAGTCTTGGTGTAGGTGTAAGCAACTTGGCTGCTCTATTGGCTAAGGAAGATTTAAAGTATTGGGATACCAAGACTCCAAACTTTGTCGCTAAGTGGATGGAAAAGACAAGTTATTATTTGATTAAGGCAAGTGTTGAAATGGCTAAAGAAGTTGGTAAATGTGAAAAGTTTGAACGTACTAAATTTAGCCAAGGAGTTCTACCAATTGATACCTACAAAAAAGATGTAGACGAATTTATTAAAGAACCTCTACATTGTGATTGGGAAACATTACGTGGTGAAATCAAGAAGTATGGAATGCGTCATAGTACACTTACTGCTTGTATGCCTGTAGAGTCTAGTAGTGTAATTCAAAGCAGCACCAATGGTATCGAACCACCTCGTAGTGCTATTAGCTTCAAGGGTAGTAAGAGTAACATTTTGCCTGTGGTAGTTCCTAATATTGATAAGTATAAGGATAACTATACATTTGCTTTTGATATGCCAAGCAATGAAGGATATCTAAAGGTAGCAGCAGCTATTCAAAAATTTACGGATATGAGTATTAGTACAAATACTTACTATATTCCATCTCGTTATGATAAAAATAAAGTTCCTGTTCAAGAAGTGATCAAGGATATGTTACTGGCCTACAAATATGGTCTAAAGAACTTGTATTATGCTAATACTGATGACGGAGACAAACAAACTGCTATGGAAACAAAAGCAGTAGAAGCAAAACCAAAAGTACAAGAAGAATCTGGTTGTGCCAGTGGTGCTTGTGCTCTATAATAGGAGGAAGAGATGAAAACAGTATTGAATAAGAAAAATATAGACCAGTTAAGAAATCCAATGTTCTTTGGAGAAGATCTATCACTACAACGATATGATCAAATCAAATATCCTAAGTTTTATGATTTGTATGACCAACAATTAAATTTCTTCTGGAGGCCTCAAGAAGTTAGTCTTGTTAAAGATATTAGCGATTATAAGAATCTATCTGATGAAGAACGATTTGTATTTGATAGTAATTTGAAGTTTCAAACTATGACTGACAGTATGTTAAGTCGTAGTATTCACGAACTAATGAAAAAGTGCACTAATAGTGAACTGGAAATCTGTATGAATACGTGGAGTTTCTTTGAAACTATTCATAGTAACAGTTATACATACATTCTTAACAATGTTTATCCAGATGCTACTAAGTTTTTTGATAGTATTCTTGAAGATAAAGAAATTGTCAAGCGAGCCAAAGCTATTAGTAAGAAGTATGATGAACTATTGAGTACAGGTGGAGATGAACGTCAACAATTGTTTGATGCTATTTTGGCTACACAAATTACCGAGGGGTTAATCTTCTATGTAAGTTTTGCTTGTAGTTTTTACTTTGGTTATCGTGGAAAGATGGAGGGTAACGCTAAGATTATTAAGTTTATCAGTAGAGATGAAAATCTACACGTAGCTATTACCCAGAACATTATGAAGAATTGGATTAATGTTTCGGAGGAAGGTTTCCAAGAAATCGTAAAGAAGAACGAAGACAAGATATATGCTGCTTATGAAATGGCAGTTAATGCAGAAAAAGATTGGGCTGACTACCTATTTAGCAAAGGTAACCTAGTTGGATTGACCAATGAAAGTTTGAAACACTATGTTGAATGGTTAGCCAATAATAGATTGAGTAGTCTTGGATATAAGAAGTTGTATTCTACGGCTAAGACTAATCCTCTATCTGGATGGTTGGATAGTTACTATGATAGTAAGAAATTACAGGTAGCCCCCCAAGAAACCGAACTAAGCAGTTACGTCAAAGGTGTGGATAATACCATTACTGAAGGTGTATTTGATGACTTCAAACTTTAATTTACGATTGTAAATAATTTTAAAATATAACTCGTATATCAAATAATACTGGTTTTTCATTATATTTATATTTATCTTATTTATGGATCAATTTTTTTACTATTTGGAGAAGATATTACTAATAAGCGCTGCAGCTGGCATACTTTTTGGAGTATTTAAGTGGATATTTACATTAAATAACAATGTAAGAGAAATACTAAAAGAGGTCAAGCCTAATTCAGGTACGTCTTTGAAAGATAAAGTTGATAAAATTGAAAAACAGATAAATGTTGACAGCAATTTAATCAATACCATATGTAGAAGACAAAAGTGGTTGTTGGATAACAGACCAGAACCAATATTTGAATGTGATGTAAATGGTAATTGTACATGGGTAAATGAGAAATATTGTCAATTATTACAACACGATGTGGATTATTTTCTGGGTAATGGATGGAAAAATGGAATATTTAGTGATGATTTAGAAGCAGTAGAAAAAGAGTGGGAAAGAGCTATCAAAGATAAAAGAAGTAGTACCAGTATTTATAGGCTGATAAACAGAGAGGGTACCATATACAACGTTAAGGCTACAGCTACACGCAATGATGATTATGGATATATAGGACATATTGATATATTAGAGGATAAAAAAGATTGATAATTATATACTCAACACTATTTATATGTATATTATAATATGAAGCCTTCTAAAGAATTAGTAAATAAACTTGTTAAAGAAACTCTAGAGCAAAAATATACCAATGTAAAGGAATCTTTGGAATCAATGATGGAAGATTTATCCAAAGAAATTAAAAAACCAATACAATGTGATGATGCTGGCAATTATAACGTATGTCAATGTGAACCATATCATATTAGTATAAGACCGATTACTCACGATATTTTCGATGTACTCGCATTTAAAGATTCTACTGATAGAACCAAGAAGTTATATTTAAAATACGAAGATCTTAAAAAATTCGTAAAAGAATATTTAACAAGTAAAAATTTGAATTATGTGGATTTAACATTTAGCCGCAATGTAGATAATAGTAAAGATAAAGAAGGTGGTAAAAAAGCTGATAAACAAGCTGAATCCGAGGAAAACGTTGTAAATCCTGAAAATAATAATAAACCGGTTAAAAAAATTAATGCTGAACCAATGAACAAAGAGGTTGATGATCCTACACAACCAATGCGTGAAGTTGAAAAATATGAAAGACAATCTGACCATAAGAGCAAAAAGCCAGATTATAAACCGCCCACTCTTCCAAAAAACTTGCAAAAGCTGGTAATTAAATACACTAAGGGTGGTAAAACCAAAAAGAAGTAATTGACATTTTCTGGTTTTTGATATATTATAAAAGTATATCTAAAAAAAGGATACATATGAAGAAATTAATTACTATCGCAGTATTGAGTGCAACTCTAACATCCCAAACGTTTGCTGGCGATAGAGAATGGGCAACAGTAGGTAAAGTATTAACCGGTGTTGCAGCAATTCAAGTGCTTGATCGTGTTATTAATCCACCAACACAAGTTGTGTATGTACAAACTCAACCAGTAGTTTACTCACAACCTGTAGTTGTACAACCTCAACGTGTAGTCTACGTTCAACCGCAACAGGTGATTTATGTACAACCTAGTTATTATTGTCCTCCTCCTGCAATAGTATACTATCACGGTTATCATCGTCACGTAGATCACATATATCGTTAAATTAATTCAAACCACCGTAACTGGTGGTTTTTTTATTTTTTGTGTTGACTTCTTATAATTCCGTGTTAATATGGATTTACGGTAAGAAAAACATAAAAAACGTATGAAAAATAAAAACTCACTAAATCTGGTTACTAGTAAGGACTTTGATATTAAAGCCTATCTAGGCACTTGTGTTAACCTACGACCATCTTCACTTGTTATGGATGATCTTAAGTGGAAGTATATGGTTCGCAGTGCTATTCGTGGCAAGAACATTCTGCTTCTTGGACCAACTGGTTGTGGTAAGACTCTAGCTGCGCAGACTGTAGCTAAGGCTATTGGTCGAAAAGATAACTTCTTCTATTTTAATCTTGGTGCTACACAAGATGCTCGTAGTGCTTTGATTGGTAATACTCACTTTGATAAAAATACGGGTACTCTATTCAAGGAGTCTAGCTTTATCAAAGCTATTCGTACTCCAAATGCCATCATTCTTCTTGACGAAATTTCTCGTAGTCATCACGATGGTGTTAACATTCTTATGACTGTTCTCGATGACCTTCAGCGGTATCTACGTTTGGATGAAAAAGACGATTGTGAAGTTGTAAAGGTTGCTGAAGGTGTTACTTTTATTGCTACCGCTAACGTAGGTAATGAGTACACTGCTACCCGTGTAATGGATCGTGCTCTACTTTCACGTTTTCCGGTCAAGATCGAAGTAACTCCTCTCGACAAGGACAGTGAGTTCAATCTACTAAAGAGTCGATTCAATATCACTAACGTTGATCAGCTAGATACACTTAAGTCTATTTGTGAAATTGCTGATCATACTCGTAAGCAAGTCAAACAGGATGATAGCAAGCTAACCAATTTTATTCCTACACGTTCAACAGTTGAAATCGCTGAACTTATTGTTGACGGATTTAATTTGCTTGAAATCGCTGAGTCTACCATCTATCCTAACTTTAGTGATGACGGAGGTGTAGACAGCGAACGTACATACATTCGTCAGTTAGTACAAAAGTATATTAAGGTTGAATCGAAGGATAAGCTATTTAATGATCCACTAAAGAGTGATCAGCCTCCTTTCTGATTTAGAAATATAAACATATAAACTATTATGAGTAACTATAGTGATTTCTGGTTAAAGGATAACGAGTACGATTGGAATTGGGAAGATGAGCTAAATGCCGCTATTGATGATGAAAATGGAGTCGATGTAAAAGACGACGTTGAAGATCTAGTTAGTGAGAATACGGCTCGTTTGATTCGTCTATCGTCTGCTCGTCGTGCGGTTGCTAACTATGTTAGTATTCTGACAAACCAGAATGTACCTGTAGTATTCAATGATAGTGCGGTAAATTGTACTGATGGTAAGGTGGTTTATATCAGTAGCGATATTACCAAGAAAGATAATTTTGATGTGGCTGTCGGACTAGCCTTACACGAAGGCAGCCACATCAAATACAGTGACTTTGAAATGTTTAAGACAGTATGGATGAATGTACCCCGTGACATTTATAACTATACTGAAAAGTTGAATATTTCAAAGGACGAGGTTGGTAAGACTTGTCAGCAGATTCTAAACTATGTAGAGGATCGTTTTATTGACTATACTGTACATCGTAACGCTCCTGGCTATCGTGGTTACTACGATGCTTTGTATGATGCTTACTTTAATAGTAAGGTGATTACTGATGCTTTGGAGAGTGATTTGTATCGTACACTCAGCGTTGAGTCTTATATGTACCGTATTATCAATCTTACAAATCCAAGCACAAATCTAAAGGCACTGCCTGGACTGTATGATATTGCTAAAGAACTAGATCTAAGCAATATTAGTCGCTTGACGACTGCGAAGGACCGTTTGAATGTAGCATACAATATTGCTGAAATTGTGTTTAAGAATATCAATCAACACATTCAACAACCTAATTTACCAGTCAACGTTACTATGGATGGTGTTTCAGGTACACCAATGAATGTAGATTCTGAAGGCAATTCTACTACAGGGGTCGATGTTGATGATGTACTGGGTGGCACAGAATCTACTGTTACAGTTGATAATGAGAAGGTTGTAAAGGACATTGGTACAGATGCTAATATTAGCAAAACAAAGCAAAACAAGATTGCAAAGAGTTTTGAGAAACAGAAGGATTTTCTTGGTGGTAAAATCAAGAAGAAGAAAGTCTCTAAACGTGAAAAGAAACTATTGGACGTTCTTGAAAAAAGTCAGATCGATCTAGTACCTGTAGCGCAAGAAATGTTTAAGGATAATGGTGTAATTGGAAATATTGAATGTATTCTAGTTAAGAATATGACCAAGGATCTGATTTTATCTGATGAATTTCCAATGAGCATTGGGGATAACAATCAAAATACACGTTCTGCTCTACAGAGGAATGTAGATGCTGGTATTGTGTTGGGTGCAAAACTGGGTCGTCGTCTACAAATTCGTAACGAAATTAACGTTGATAAGTTTACTCGTCGTAATTTGGGTAAAATCGATAAACGATTGATGCACGAACTTGGGTTTGAAACTGATACCAATATCTTTTATAGTACATTTACCACCAAATATAAGAAGGTTAATTTTCATATTAGTGTAGATGCTAGCGCAAGTATGAGGGGTAGTAAGTGGAATCGTACAATCAAGTTGTGTGTAGCACTAGCTAAGGCTACATCTATGATTGATAATGTAGAACTTACTATCAGTTTTCGTACTACTATGAGCAATAGTCCATATATTCTAATTGCTTATAACTCCAAAGTTGATAAGTTCTCCAAGATTAAGAATTTGTTTTCTTATCTAATTCCAGTAAATACAACACCCGAAGGTTTGTGTTTTGAAGCACTAATGAAGTATTTGCCAAAAGCTGATACTAGTACAAACAGTTATTTTGTTAATATTAGTGACGGCGAACCTTGTTTTAGTTATAATAACACTCAGACAGGTATTTACTTTTGCTATAATGATGTAAAAGCTTGTGAGCATACTCGTAAACAGGTAAAGAAAATCAAAGAGTCTGGTTATAACATCATTTCTTATTTTGTATCTGATTATGATACATTTGGACTTGAAGCTACACGTAAGAACTTTAAAACAATGTATGGTGGCGATTCACATTTTATTAATGTAGAGAATCTAAATCAGATTGTAAAAACAGTCAATGATAAGATGATGAATGCTATTGACATATAATATAACCGTGGTATAATATATCTATGGTGATTTTGTCACTAAAACAAACATAACAAGAAAGGATAAAAAATGAAAAAGACAGATAGAAAGAATAAGACAAACCAAACAGTAACATATCCAAGTTGTATTTTTACAATTAAGGAATTGCAGGAACTAAATCCTGAGATCATTACAATTAGTCTAAGGGATAAGGTGAAAAAGGCTATTAAAAATGCAGAAATTAATGTAATTGGTGTATTGCACAATGGAAAAGGCAGACCTACTTTGGTACACGTATTTGGCAAAATCTCACAGTCTGTGATTGATTTCGCTAAAGAAAAAGGTGTACAGTTGTATAAAGAATATACAGTAGATATTGTAAACATCAATTCAACAAACAAAGAACATGTAGTTGTGGTTGAGGTAGATACAACTAAAACCAATAATGTAACAGCCTAATAACTAAGGAACATAAGACCATTGCGGATTGTATTTAAGCAATCCGCTTTTTTCTTTTATATAAAAGTTTATAATTGATTTTGGCATATTTTTTTTGATGCTTCTTATTATTGAAGCGGTCTTAAGCCAATTTCCACTATAGATAGGTTGATCAAACTTACTGTCAAACACACTAAATTCAGTATCTGATATTTCTATAATAAGAAATATGTTTTCTTTTGGATTGATTTTTTTAAACGTCATAGTATACTAGTTATAAATATGGATACATTACAAGAATTTTTTGGAATCGAATCTTTTGATTTTGGCGGTAATAAACAAAAATTAGTTGATAATCTTAATTTTTTAAAAGCAATGTCTGTAGAGGAACAGACTTTTTATAAGAAGTGGCTGGAAATACAAGGTTTTGAAAAATTAGCAAATAAAGCTAGTACTATAAAAGCCAAGATCTGGACACCCACAGATATTAATAACATATCATTGACAGTTGATGAAATACAAAATTTAAATCCTAAATTGATTTATGTTGAAACAAAACAACAAAATGAAGATTGGACAATACTTCGTATTTTTGGTCATACAATGACATTCGATCAAACGCCTGGAAGATTTATAAAGTTTCTAGTTACCGATGGTAATGAATATTTTCCTAAGTATTTGGGATGTATAAGTGTTTCTAGCGATGTAATAGCTATCACAGATCGTGATAATTATTTGGGTTGGTCATCATCAAACAAAATAGAAGACAAAAGATTGGCTCATAGTGCTATTGGAAGTTGTATTATGAGTACACAGCCAATTGGATATAACTTTCTGGGTGGTAAATTGGTTGCAGCTATGATTACAACAAGTGTTGTAAGAGACATTTGGGAAAAACTATATAACCAAGTATTAGTTGGTATGACTACGACATCATTATATGGTAGCTACAGTATGTATAACAGTTTGAAATGGTGGCATAAGTGTGGTAGTAGTGCTGGTAAAATATCAATTAAACCAGATGATTCTATATATGAAGTGTGGCACGATTGGTTAAAAGGTATAGACTCTGTTGCGTATGAAAAAGCATTGACACAAAAAGAAGGAGTAAGTGGACCTGTTACTGGTGCTAAATCTCGCATTTTGAGTATGATATTCAGTAAATGTAGTATCAAACAAAGCGATTATCAACACGGATATGAAAGAGGAGTCTATTATAGTTGTTTTTATGAAAATACCAAAGATTTTCTACAAAATAAGGTAAACAAAGAGCAGTTGATAATGAAAGAACTGTATAAACGTGATATGCAAGCTGTTCTTGAATGGTGGCGACCCAAAGCTATTGAACGATATAAAAAACTAAATAGTGAATCAAATTTAAAGAATACTGTACATTTTTATAATCAAATGATTGGTATGACATATGACCAGGCTAAAGATGTATACTTTAAAGAAGTTGGTCGATAGATTTTATTAAATTATTTAATGAGTATACTATTTATATTTATTAACGTAATTTATGGCTAACACTCCTATTAATGCAATGACCGCTACATTCGGGTCTGGTGATCAGACTGCGATAAAAATGAATGTAACGGATTCTGGTCCGGCAGATAATACTAGTAAACTTATAGATTTGCAATTAGGCAGTGTCACAAAGTTCAAAGTAACAAAATTAGGACAGGTAATAGCTACAAATTATACAGGTAGTTTTAGCGGTAGCACATTTGTAAAAAATCAATCAAGTGACGTTGGCACTAAATATTTGGTTTTTACAAATGGTACTGGTCAGAGAACACTAGGATTGGATACCACCTTAACATATGATGCTTCATCCAACACACTATCTTCAAATGGTAGTGCCAACTTTGGCGGTGATATAGATAGTACAAATGCATATCCACTATTAATGGGATCTCCTACATCATTGAATATTGCTAGTTCCGCTACCACAATTTTAATAGGATCCTCCTCTCCGGGTTCTTATACACATTTTTATTCTAAAGAAGTAAGAGGCAATTTTACTGGTAGTTTTAAAGCTGGTTCATTTACAGGTAGTATTAGTGGTAGCGTTGGTAAATTTAATTCATTTATTACAAATAACATAACATCAAGTATTAGCGGAGCTTATGCCGCTTTTACAAAAATAACAGGTAGTAGTGGCAGAATAACCGGAAGATTAATAGCAAATTCATTTACAGGTAGTATTAGCGGAGCTTATGCCGCTTTTACAAAA